ATGAACGCTTATTACATTCAGGATCGTCTTGAGGCTCAGAGCTGGGCGCGTCACTACCAGCAGATCGCCCGTGAAGAGAAAGAGGCAGAACTGGCAGACGACATGGAAAAAGGCCTGCCCCAGCACCTGTTTGAATCGCTATGCATCGATCATTTGCAACGCCACGGGGCCAGCAAAAAAGCCATTATCCGTGCGTTTGATGACGATGTTGAGTTTCAGGAGCGCATGGCAGAACACATCCGGTACATGGTTGAAACCATTGCTCACCATCAGGTTGATATTGATTCAGAGGTATAAAACGGATGAGTACAGCACTCGCAACGCTGGCAGGGAAGCTGGCTGAACGTGTCGGCATGGATTCTGTCGACCCACAGGAACTGATCACCACTCTTCGCCAGACGGCATTTAAAGGCGATGCCAGCGATGCGCAGTTCATCGTATTGTTGATCGTCGCCAACCAGTACGGCCTTAATCCGTGGACGAAAGAAATTTACGCCTTCCCTGATAAGCAGAACGGCATCGTTCCGGTGGTGGGCGTTGATGGCTGGTCCCGCATCATCAATGAAAACCAGCAGTTTGATGGCATGGACTTTGAGCAGGACAATGAATCCTGTACATGCCGGATTTACCGCAAGGACCGTAATCATCCGATCTGCGTTACCGAATGGATGGATGAATGCCGCCGCGAACCATTCAAAACCCGCGAAGGCAGAGAAATCACCGGACCGTGGCAGTCGCATCCCAAACGGATGTTACGGCATAAAGCCATGATTCAGTGTGCCCGTCTCGCCTTCGGATTTGCTGGTATCTATGACAAGGATGAAGCCGAGCGCATTGTCGAAAATACCGCATATACTACAGAACGTCAGCCGGAACGCGACATCACCCCGGTTAACGAAGAGACCATGTCGGAAATTAACGCCCTTCTTACTTCCATGGAAAAAACGTGGGATGACGACCTCTTGCCGCTCTGTTCCCAGATATTTCGCCGCTACATTCGAGCGTCGTCAGAACTGTCCCAGGCCGAAGCAGAGAAGGTTCTTGGATTCCTGAAACAGAAAGCCACGGAGCAGAAGGTGGCAGCATGACACCAGAAATTATCCTACAACGTACCGGGATCGACGTGAGAGGTGTCGAGCAGGGAGATTATGCATGGCAAAAATTACGGCTCGGGGTCATCACAGCTTCAGAAGTTCACAACGTGATAGCCAAACCCCGCTCCGGAAAGAAATGGCCTGACATGAAAATGTCCTACTTCCACACCCTGCTGGCTGAGGTCTGCACGGGTGTGGTCCCGGAAGTTAACGCCAAAGCCCTGGCATGGGGAAAACAGTACGAGAACGACGCCAGAGCCCTGTTTGAGTTTACTTCCGGCGTGAATGTTACTGAATCCCCGATCATCTATCGCGACGAAAGTATGCGTACCGCCTGCTCTCCGGATGGATTATGCAGTGACGGCAACGGCCTTGAGCTGAAATGTCCGTTTACCTCCCGGGATTTCATGAAATTCCGGCTCGGTGGTTTCGAGGCCATAAAATCAGCTTACATGGCCCAGGTGCAATTCAGCATGTGGGTGACTCGAAAAGATGCCTGGTACTTTGCCAACTATGACCCGCGCATGAAGCGTGAAGGCCTGCATTATGTCGTGGTCGAGCGGGATGAAAAATACATGGCTGGTTTTGACGAGATGGTGCCGGAGTTCATCGAAAAAATGGACGAGGCACTGGCTGAAATTGGTTTTGTATTTGGGGAGCAATGGCGATGAAGCATCCTCACGATAATATCCGGGTAGGCGCGATCACTTTCGTCTACTCCGTTACAAAGCGAGGCTGGGTATTTCCCGGCCTTTCTGTTATCCGAAATCCGCTGAAAGCCCAGCGGCTGGCTGAGGAGATAAATAATAAACGAGGGGCTGTATGCACAAAGCATCTCCTGTTGAGTTAAGAACGAGCATTGAGATTGCACATAGCCTTGCTCAAATTGGAGTCAGGTTTGTGCCAATACCAGTAGAAACAGACGAAGAATTTCATACGTTAGCCGCATCCCTTTCACAAAAGCTGGAAATGATGGTGGCGAAAGCAGAAGCAGATGAGAGAGACCAGGTATGACAACCACTGAATGCATTTTTCTGGCAGCGGGCTTCATATTCTGTGTGCTTATGCTTGCCGACATGGGACTTGTTCAATGACACCTCAGCAAGAAAACGCCCTTCGCAGTATTGCCCGTCAGGCTAATTCTGAAATCAAAAAAGCCAGACAGCAGTTTCCGGATAAAAACGTCGATGACATTTGCCGTAGCGTACTGAAGAAGCACCGCGAAACGGTAACGCTGATGGGATTCACACCGACTCATTTAAGCCTGGCGATCGGCATGTTAAACGGCGTCTTTAAGGAACGGTGAGCATGAAAAACAAAATCATCATGGAGCTACAGGCTCCTTTTTTATTATTCGCATTCACCCTCAAGCGTATTAACCAACAATTCAGGGATTAATGAAAGATGGCAGACATCATTGATTCAGCATCAGAAATTGAAGAATTACAGCGCAACACAGCAATAAAAATGCGCCGCCTGAACCACCAGGCTATATCTGCCACTCATTGTTGTGAGTGTGGCGATCCGATAGATGAACGAAGACGCCTGGCCGTTCAGGGTTGTCGGACTTGTGCAAGTTGCCAGGAGGATCTGGAGCTTATCAGTAAACAGAGAGGTTCGAAGTGAGCGAAATTAATTATCAGGCACTGCGTGAAAAGGCAGAGAAAGCAACTAAAGGAAGCTACATCGTAGGGCATACATCTGTTAACCAGCACGGCAATTTAACAGGAGTTTTTGTTTGCCAAAAATGGAAAGGAGAACCCGGTGGCGTGATTGCGGAATGTCATGTTAACTGCCTGATTGAATCAGATGCTCAGGCTTATGCAAACGCTGAATTCATAGCAGAGGCTAACCCGGCTACCGTGCTGGCACTGCTGGATGAACAGGAAAGAAACCAGCAATACATCAAACGCCGCGACCAGGAGAACGAGGATATTGCGCTTACGGTTGGAAAGCTGCTCGTTGAGCTTGAAGCAGCAAAATCAAAACTCAACGAGCAGCGCGAGTATTACGAGGGAGTTATCTCTGATGGGTGCAAGCGTATTGCTGAACTGGAAGCGCGGGAAGTTCAATTACCGACTCGCTACGACCTTCGATATGGACACCCGATAAATGCAGATGAGCGACAAGTCATGATACCTAAAGAAAATGGCAGTTGGCTTTACCTGATTGACCTAGAACACGCATTACGCGTCGCTGGCATTCGCATCAAAGGAGAGTGAGATGAACGGACAAATATCAATTGTTCGACCAGGAGCATGTGACGATCGCGAAATACGAATGATTATTCGTCTGGCGATGGGGAAAACAATAACTGCTCTCATTACTCCAGAAAATCTCGCATTAGCATTAACAGGAAAGTCAGACCTGCCAGTAGAGCTAAAGCTGCGAAATGTTGAGATTAAGGTGAAATAGCTATGACCACTTTTACCAATAGCAAACTAACAGACGAATACGTTTCAAATGCAACGTTGATTCGGCTCATTCTGTGGGCTGACCAGCACAATAGCCATTATGTTGTAGCGGCTCTGCGCGAGCTACAGGAGCGCCGCAAGGCTGATAGTGCAGAACCTGGAAGCCAAACTTACAAGTTGCCAGTTAATACACCTTGCCAAGATGCGCCAGCCCATATCTGGCTGCAAACGGCTGGAGTATGGCCAGAAGATGGCGAGTTAAGCGAATTAACGTGGTGCAGCCACAATCAACACCATGATGACACGCTATATGTTCGAGCTGACCTTGTGAATGGCAACTATCCGGCAACTCCGGATGGTTGGATAAGCTGTAGTGAGCGAATGCCTGAAATGGGAGAGCGACAATGCTATGTGTTAGCAGCTGACTTTAAAAACAACTACCCACCAAACATCCCCAACACTCAGGTCGGCGTATATGGCGACTGGTTTAATGATGGCAAGCCCACTTGGGATGACGGTGATGGCGAAGACCTGTATCTCAAAGAGGTAACCCACTGGATGCAGCTACCAGAACCGCCGCAGGAGGTGAAATGATGAATTGGCCTGAAGCATTCACCGCAGTTGGAGTTGCAATAGCGGTGGCATTTATTCTGTATTCGCTTTTCCGCTGGGGATAAAGGAATGTTCGCTCTGATTCAACGTGGTCAGATATACACGGACAGAGCCGGATACCCTGTGGTGATTACTCGCAGTACTCAGCACTCAGTGTTCTTTCGACGCATGGACGGGCGCTCCGGACGGGTACGCATTGGTGAGTTCAACAACCTGTTCGAACATATTGACCAACAGGAGTACCGCAAAATTCTGGCGGGCACTGAGCAGGAAATGCGCCTGAAAAAATTACGCGCAATGCAACGGAGGTGATACATGCATACGGCTTTTGAGTTCTGGGTTCGCAAGACATTCGGCAATCGCTACGACCTGACCCGTGATGTCGACGGCTTCTACTGCCGTGAAGTTGTGAAACGAATGTTTGACGTGTGGTGCCACTGCCGTGGATGAAAGTTTTATGAGGTTGGCATGCAGACAATCATCTATCAGATAACCCCCAGCAAATGGTGTACGGAGAGAGTCCTTATTGCATCAACAGGGCTAAAGCCCGGCACCATCGAGCGGGCCAGAAGAAAGTCATGGATGCAGGGAAAAGAATACCGCCATTACGCTGTAGAAGGTGATCCTGGGCATTACAGTGAATGCCTGTACAACATCGAAGAAATTATGCGATGGATCGAAAACCAGAAACAACCAGGTGCCAAAAATGCAAGTTCCGGTTAACCTGTTAATGCTCCTGGACGTCTGGGAGGTTTAATGAGTAACGCATCATACCCGACAGGCGTTGAAAACCATGGAGGATCACTCCGTATATGGTTTCACTATAATGGCAAACGTGTCAGAGAAAACCTCGGTGTTCCTGACACAGCCAAAAACCGGAAGATTGCTGGTGAACTTCGCACTTCCGTTTGTTTTGCAATCAGAATGGGGAGTTTCGACTACGCCGCGCAGTTCCCTAATTCCCCTAACCTGAAACACTTTGGTCTGGGAAAAAGAGAGATAACCGTTAAGGCACTTTCGGAAAAATGGTTGGACCTTAAGAAAATTGAGATTTGTGCGAATGCACTTAACCGTTACCAGTCAGTAATTAAAAACATGTTACCAATGTTAGGTGAAAAAAAACTGGTTTCATCCATAACAAAAGAGGATTTACTTTTCGTAAGGAGAGATTTGTTGACCGGTTACCAAAAGCTTTCTAATGGAAAGACTTCTTCCATAAAAGGGCGCTCAGTGGTCACGGTAAACTACTATATGACAACCATAGCTGGAATGTTTCAATTTGCAACAGATAATGGTTATACCTCAGGAAACCCATTTAACGGTCTGGCTCCCTTAAAAAAGTCCAAGGTAAAACCAGATCCTCTCACCCGTGACGAATTTATTCGTTTTATTGAGGCTTGCCGTCATCAACAAACAAAAAACCTGTGGATTCTCGCTGTATACACGGGTATTCGTCACGGGGAGTTGGTATCGCTGGCATGGGAAGATATAGACCTTAAAGCAAGGACTATAACCATCCGTAGAAATTATACAAAACTTGGCGAATTCACTCCACCAAAAACCGATGCAGGCACCGGAAGGACAATTCATCTGGTTCAACCAGCTATTGATGCTCTTAAAAGCCAGGCGGAAATGACCATGCTTGGAAAGCAACATTCTGTAGAGGTGAAGCAGAGGGAATATGGGAGAACTGCTGTGCATAAATGCACTTTTGTTTTTAGTCCTCAGGTAACAAAACAGCAGCAGTTGTCCGGACCTCACTACAAGGTTGACTCCATCAGGGAGTCATGGACAAGTATCTTAAAACGCGCAGGTCTGAGACACAGAAAATCGTACCAATCCAGGCATACTTATGCATGCTGGTCACTTGCCGCAGGAGCTAATCCTAGTTTTATCGCAAGCCAGATGGGCCACACAAACGCACAAATGGTATTCAATGTTTACGGAGCATGGATGAAAGACAACAATCACGAACAGATAGAACTCCTTAACAAAAGACTATCTGAAAGTGTCCCATGTATGCCCCATAAGAAAGCAGGGTAAAATAAAAACTTGCAAAATCAATTAGTTTACCCTTAATCCCTGTCACGTTACGCGCGTGGCAGAGGCGTTACGGA